GTGGACGTGGACGTTTGACACGCCCGTCATCTTGTGAGTGCCCCGGCGGAAACCGGGCGTCACAGGAGGACGTGCTATGCGTTGGATTCTCGCGTGTCTCGTTTCGCTGGCGTGCTTCACGGCTGAAGCTGCTGGCCCGGTCGTGATCGTCACGGCTCAAGATCATGCCGTGTCGATTGCCCGCAGGGGCGTGCTGGTGCACTCGGCGTGCAATCAGTACGAGGGCATCGGCATGGGTGCGACGCCTGAGCAAGCCAGGCGGAACTGCTGTTTCTTCGGCAAGCGTGTGATCGTCGAGGAAGGCGTGGCCTACTCGCCGGCCCGTCGCATGTGGTTCGCGGTCATCCGCTATCGGTGAGAAGTGGCGATCACGTTCACAGTACCTGGCGAGCCCGTCCCGCAGCCGAGGCCACGCGTCTCGACTCGGGGCGGGTTCGCGCGGGCGTATGTGCCGAAGACGCACGCGGTGCACGCGTACCGGGATGCGATAGTGAAGGCGTGCCGCGAAGCGCTTGGGTCTTCTGGCTCGCAGGATTGGCTGGGCGAGCCTGGCCATCCGCTGAGCATCGTCATCGACGCCGTATTTGAGCGTCCACGGTCGCACATGCGAAAGAGCGGCGTAAAGCCCGACGCACCGAAGCTGCCTAGACCCGACGTAGACAACATCGCCAAGGCGTGCATGGATGCGTTGCAGGACATCATCGGCGATGACACGTGCGTCGCCCGCCTGGTGGTCGAGAAGAGCTACGGCACGGAGGCACGGACTACCGTGCGAATAAGCGATGGCTGAGATAACCGCATCGGACGAGTTCGGCCGGGCTATCGCGGCGACGATTGCCGCTTGTCGCGTTCGCTCCGTCATTGAGATCGGTTCATGGGACGGCACCGGCTCGACCACCGTCATCATGCACGCCCTGGAGGGCGTCGAAGGACGTCGGCTAACGTGCGTCGAAGCAAACCCCGAGCGGCACGCGGCACTCTCTAGGCTCACCGCGTCTCGCGATTGGGTCACGACGGTCTGCTCACGCAGCGTCTCGCGTGAGGCGATGACGCCGAAGACGTTCGAGGAAGTTTGGCGGTCGCCGTACAACAGATTGCGGTATCGGCAAAAAGATGTGCAGCGGTGGTGGGATGAGCAGCCTGCCGGGCCGGGCTACCTCGACACGCTGACGGATGAGACCTGGGATGCCGCACTCATCGACGGGTGCGAGTTCTGCGGCTGGGATGATTACCAGCTACTCGAGAGTCGCGTTCGGGTTTTGATGCTGGACGACGTGTTTAGTGCGTACAAGTGTGCCCAGGTTGACGATCACCTTGACCTGTGCCGCCGTGGCCAGTGGTCGTGCATCTGGCGGTCGGCGTTCGTGCGGAACGGAGCGAGTATATGGGTGCGGATCTGAACGTGGTCGCAATCGCGACCAGCGTGAACTACTCGGATTACCTGCGTTTCTGCCTAGCGTCCCTGCAATATGCAGGCATTCAGGCTTACGTGATTACAGAGCAATACGACTCTGCAATCGAAATGGCGGGACGTTTTGGCGCGACGGCCGTCGTGTTCGACGGCTGGCGTAGCGGCGGCGCTCTATTCAACAAGGCTGGAGCGATACGGCACGCACAAGAGCTTGTTCACAAAGACCACCCCGACGCGTGGTACTTGATTGTTGACGCAGACATCGTGATGGAGCGGGATGCTCGGCAAATCATCAACGAGCATGTGAGTGACGAGTCTGCCATCTATTCGACGCGGAGGATCGACTTTCGCACGCAAGCGGACTTGCTAGCCGGGAAGGCAGCGAAGACGTATGGCGGCATGTTCTCCGGTTTCTGGCAGTTGTATCGGCGGCACGTTTTGTATCCCGAATGGTCGCGCACCGCAGAGGGATGCGACCTGACGTTTGCCGCGCAATTCCAGTCGGCTCGCGTATTGCCGATGGTGGTCGCCCATTGTGGCAAGGAAGGCGTGAACTGGGAGGGGCGGCGATCGCCGATGTGGTAATGAATATCACCGTCTCGGCGTACAACCGCCCCGAGTACCTGCAGCAGACGCTCGCCGCGTTGCGGTCGTGCGATGGCATCGAAGGCTGCGCTGTGCTGGTGCTGATTGACCCGTCAGAGGAAGCGTCGCATTCCGTCGCGATTGCGACGCGGTACGGGTTCAATTCGTACACGCATCCCGAGCGGGTTGGATGCAACGCGGCAATTCGCAAGTCACTCGAGGTCGGATTCGTTGGGATGGGAAGCGAGTTTCATGTCCACTTCGAGGATGACACAGTGCCGACGCGAGACTGCCTGCGATGGTTTGCGTGGGCTCGCGACCACTACCGCGACGATCCCGCCGTGATGAACGTGAGCGGCTACCAGCGGGCGAGCAATGGCTGCCTAGGCGAGTGCGGGCTGCGCCGCTGGTTCACGCCGTGGGGCTGGGCGACGTGGCGTGACCGCTGGCTCGGGCTGCATCTGGGCTGGGTGCAAGGCGACGCTCAATCGTGGGATGTGATCGTGAATCACGCCCTGCGGGCAGGGCGATACGAAGCGTTCCCGACCGTGAGCCGCATCCAAAACATCGGGGCCGAAAAGGGGACGCATGTTCCGAGTGCCGAGTGGCACGCGGCGAATCACCATGTCGCCGTGACGGCGGATGACATCTGCGGTGCGACGCCCGAGGTATGGACGGAGGTTCGACGCGATGAACGTGCAGATCACGCTTGACGAGATCGAGCGGCACCGTCCCGACGTGCTGCTGCCGCCAGACCCCGAGTTCGCGGAGGACTACGCGGAGGCGGTGCGGTTCGGTCGCGCGGCGGCGGCTGAGAAGAGCGTGGCAATCGTTGGGATTTGTAGGAACGCCATGCCATTTTTGCCGCAGACGTTGCGGCTCATCGAAGAAACGGGAGCGATGTTCCGCGAGTGGTCGGCGTACCTCGTGGAGAACGATTCGACCGATGCCACGAAGGACGTGCTGAAGTCATGGGCCGACAACCGCCAGCGGTTCGTCAGTCTGAACGACTACGGTCGCCCGCACTTGAATCACACCATCGCCCCCGAGCGGACGCACGCCCTCGCGGAGTATCGAGCCGACTGCCAATCGTGGGTGCGGCACGGCAAGCATCCCGATTTCGTCATGGTCGTGGATACCGACCCGTGGGGCGGATGGAGCGTCGATGGTGTGGCGACGAGTGTGGCCCACATGACTCGCGGTGATTGGTGGGGGTTGGCTTCCTACTCGTGGTGCGAGATGAACACCGCGATCGGGCCATACGCAGCCGGATACGATGCCTGGGCTTGTAGGTGGACCTGGTGGAACCAACGGTCGCACGATTGGTTTCATCACCTGCACTTGCCGGTCGGCTCGCGGCCCGTTGAGATGAACTCTGCCTTCGGGCAGCTTGCCGTCTACCAAGCCGACGCGTACCTCAGAGGCCGCTACTCAGGCGAGACCTGCGAACACGTTCCTTTCCACAAGTCGATTGCGGAGCACCCCGACACGCGAGGGCGATTCGGGCTCAATCCGTCCAGCCGCGTGGTAAGTTTTTGGGTGCCCAATGGCCGGTAACACCGCAGTCATCGACCGGGCTACGCTCAAGGCCCAGTGGGAATCGTATATCCCCCTGCAGGTGATCGCGGCACACTGGACCGTCTCGGTTCACCAACTCATTCGGCTGCGGGTGGTCTGGGAGTTCCCGCCGAGGAATGACCGCAAGCGTCGATACAAGCCGAGCCGGGCCGAGCGGCTGCTTGACCTGAGCCCGGCGGAACTGGCAGCGAGCGAGGACAGCCTGGCACTCGCGCCGCTGGTTGCCGAGCGGGTGACGGTCGTGCAGGCGTGGTGGACGCCCGAGGATCGAGCCGAGCGTGAGATGACCAGCAAGGCCGAGCCGCTGCGGCTGGCACCGCTGGACCTGCCGCAAGAGTTCGTCGATGCCGAGGAAGACGGCGACGCCTTCTGGTGAGCGTTTCTGCATGGATTCCGCGCGAGGGTGGTAAACCGAAAGGACACCCCCACGAGGTACGCGGCCATGGAAAACTACGGTGCCACGCCTGCCGAACTGAGCCAGTACGGCAATTCGCTCAACCTCTGGCAGTCGATCATGCTGCTGCAGCGGTGGTCGCCGCTGATTGGCTACGGCCAGCGGTTCGTGAATGAGGTCGATCCGTACCGCAAGAGCCTGATCGTAGGCGAGGCTGCCGAGTGGCTGGCGTCGCAGACGAAGGCGCAGGCCGACGATCAGCTCGTGCGGCTCCTGGCGGACCTGCTCAAGACGCCGCAAGGTGAGGCCATCGTGCGGTGGATTCTCCTGCAGGTGGAGGCCGTGCGGTGAGTTATGACGTTGCATTTCGTGTCGTTGCCCTTGCTCTTGCGGCGGCTCTACTCGCTGCTCCCTACGGGGCACAAATCAAAGCCCTCGCGTACCGTGCGGTGGAAGCCGGAAAAGAAAAAGCCGGACTCCTCGCACGAATCGCAGCCGCCGGCCTGCTGATCGCCGCCGCGTGGGGCAAGGTGCCGCTGCCGACGCTGCCGACCGCCCCGGCTCGCGTGACGGTTGAGGCGCCGAGCGACGAGATGAAGACGCTGGTACAGCCGATTGCCGAAGCCCTGCGTGGTGCGTCGCCTGTGGATCGTGCCCTGTGGGCCGATGTCTGGACGAAGGTCGCCGTTGTGGCGGCTGGCGACGCCGTGACCACCGAGGTGGTGTTCACCGACAGCCGGTCTCTGCGGGCGTTCACGGCCCTCGCCGTGGACATCGCCTGGCGTCGCATCGGGCAGCACGTGCCGGGCAGCAACGAATCGCTACGGAAGGCCGTAGAAACCGCCTACGGAGCCGCTCTGGGCTCCGACGTAGTTCCGGTCACTGCGGACCTGCGGGGCCGTTACGTGGCGTTTTGCAAGGCCGTGGCATGGGCCGGCGTCAACGGGGGCTGACGCATGACCGAGCATGGCATGGGCTACGTGCCCGATCCCGAGGGTGCCGCCGCATTCGTGGCGTCTTTGCCGCATCCGACGCTGGCGACGGCCGGGCCTGACCTCAAGGCGGCTGGTCAGGACGTGATGCTCTATCCGGCCCTGCTCAAGTGCGACCGTAACTGGCGGCGTGGCTCGCAGGGTAACGTCGGCAGTTGCGTCGGCTGGGGCGCGTCGCTCGCCGTGGACGTGCTCGCGGCGTGCGACATCCACTGGCGGCAAGAGCCGGAGACGTGGGCTGGACGAACCATCGAGGCGAGCCTGTACGGGTTCTCTCGCGTGGAAGCCCGGGGGCAGCGGACGAACAACGGCGGCGACGGCAGCACGGGATTCCATGCCGCGAAGTCGATCCGCGACTTCGGCTGCCTTCACTATGGAGTTGACTACGGCGGCGTAGTAATCCGTGAGGATAGTAAGCAGCAGCGGGATCGCGAGTGGGGCCGGAATGGCGTGCCCGACGTGCTCGAGCCGTTCGCCAAGCAACGGCGGTGCAGCGAGACCACGTTAGCCACGTCTTTTGATGACTGCGCCAGAGCGATCAGCAATGGCTTTGGAGTCGTTTTCTGTTCTGGTCAGGGCTTTTCTATGAGCCGTGACGAGGATGGCTTTTGCAAGGCGGGCGGTGTTTGGTGGCACTGCATGTTCGGAGGCGGAGTCCGGTTCGGCAAACGTCCCGGTGTGCTGATCTTCAACAGTTGGGGCGACTCAAACACAGTCGGCAAGCACTACCCGCACGATATGCCGGAAGCGGTTCGCAACTGCTCCTTCTGGGCCGATGCGGACGTGATCGACCGCATGTGTGCCGGCGAGGATTCCTACGTCTACGCCGGTTACAGCGGTTTCAAGCCGACGCCGATGCCTGACAACTGGCTGCGGGGGATTCTCTGATGCGTTTCTTGCTCGCGTTCATGGTCGTGATGGTTGGCTGCGTTGTTACGCTGCCGGGCGACAGCAGCGTCACCGCTGACCTGGCTGCGGAGACGGCCCGCATGGTCGTGCAGATGCGGCAGGAGATCCCGCCGACGCCTGCGCCGCCGAGTGACGGGAAGTGCAAGAACTGCGAAGGACGTGGCTACGTTGGTGATGGTCGCGTCAAGGTGAAGTGCCAGCCGTGCGACGGGACAGGGAAAGCCAAATGACCATCCACGAGCTGGAGTCCTACGTCTGGGAACGGCTGCCGAAGCTCCAGCGGACGCTCGCGGGACGCTACATAGCCGGCCGCGTTGTTCGCCGTGCCGTGAAGACGTGGCCCGTGCCTGTGCTCGAGCAGTGCAACGCTGGCGAAGCCGAGGTGGTCGGCGTGCATCTGGCTCGCAGCCTGGAGCGTCAGGCCCGCCAGGAGTTCGGCATGGGCATCCTGCTCACGCTCGTGCTGTCGGCCCTCATTTCAGAGGTCGTGAAAATCCTCGTCCGCTGGTGGCTGGAGCGGAAGGAGAATCAAGCCGACATGCGAATCCTTGTCCGCGAGAGCACGCACCATGACTGACGCCGCAAAAGAAACAGTGTTCGACATCCTCAACAAATGGGGCTTCCCGACGCTTGTGGCGCTCGCCGCTGGCTGGGTGCTGCGGCACGACGTGTTGCTGCCTCTGGTAGAAGAGCATCGTGCGTTCGTGAAGCAACTCGGCGAGACGCAACGCGAGATCAGCAAGGCGATCACCGAGCAAACGAAGCTGCTCTACGCGATGCAGCCGCAGGAGAGGAAGTGACGCATGGCATCCTACGACCAGACGCCCGGGACGCTGAATCTGTCCTTCGCTCGCGGAGATGACTTCTCCACGCTCATCGACTTTTCAACTGGCATGGCTGGCTACACCGTCACCGCTGGCATCACCTCGCTGGTGAGCCACGCCGAGGTGCAGCCGTTCGCGGTGTCGTTCGTTTCGGCGACCGCTGGCCAGGTGAATATCAGCCTGACCGACGCACAGACGGCGGCACTGGCTCGCGGGACATACGGCTGGCAGATGCGATGGACTGAAAGCAACGCCACGCGAACGGCTCTCACCGGGGTTGTCGAGGTACTCTGATGCCGATCAACGCAACCGTCAGCGGCGGGCAACAGATCACGGCGAGCGTCGGCGAGACGCAGATCGACGTGAGCGTGTCTGGTGGCGTCGGGCCTACGGGTACGGCTGGCGCGGCTGCGTCTGTGGCGGTTGGCACCGTGACCACGGGTGCGCCGGGTTCGTCGGCGAGCGTGGTCAACGCTGGCACGACATCGGCGGCGGTGCTGAACTTCACGATCCCGGCTGGGGCGCAAGGCATCCAAGGGCCGCAAGGCATCCAAGGGATTCAAGGCGTCGCCGGGGCGAAGGGTGACCAAGGCGAACAGGGCATCCAAGGCCCGGCCGGTGTCGCTGGCCCGCAGGGGCCGAAGGGCGATCCAGGCGAGCAGGGAATCCAAGGCCCGGCCGGGGCTGCGGGGGGCACTGGTGCCACCGGCCCGCAAGGCCCACAAGGCGATCCCGGCGTCGTGTCTGCTACGGCTCCGATCACCTACGCGAGTCAGACGGTCGGCATCTCGGTCGGCACGGGCCTGGCGACCTCGGGCGGCTCGCTCGTGTTGGCCTCGCACACCCACTCCGCAGCCGACATCACATCCGGCACCGTCGCCACGGCAAGGCTCGGCAGCGGGACGGCTGACTCTACGACGTTCCTGCGGGGCGACGGCACCTGGGCTACGGCTGGCAGTTCGTCGGCGTCTGACCTGACCACCGGCACGCTCTCAAACGCCCGCCTGACAGCCCGCGCGAGGGCCGCCGTCAACGTCTTCAATTGGTCCACATTTCGCTAGGAGCAATCATGGCCGACAATCCAGCCTTCGCCGTCACGCCGCGCGTCGCGGCAGTCAACATCGCGACCGCGAATACGAACCGCGACGGGACGGGCACCATTGCCACGCTCATCACCGGAGCGGCCACCGGGACGAGAATTGCGGAGATCGTGGTACAGGCCCGCGTGACCACAACCGCAGGAATGGTGCGGCTGTTTCTCTATGACGGCACGACCTATCGGCTTTTTGACGAAATCGGCATTGCCGCAGCAACCGTCTCAGCGAGCGTGAAGGCAACCCGCGTCAGCACGCTCTACAACAACCTGCTGTTGCCGTCAGCGTCTTGGTCGCTGGTCGTCAGCACCCACAACGCGGAGAGCATGGACGTGACTGCGCTGGGGGCTGACCTGTGAACGGCGGCATCCGCCCGCAGGCTGGCGGCCCAATCCCGATGCCCTATGGTCTGCCGACCGGCAGTAGCACGCCGTTTGACGCGGACGCTGCCGTGTATCTGCGCCGTGTAGAAGATGCCGATGGGCAGGCGCTGGAGCAGGGCGTGCGCGACGCCATCACGAATTTTGTCTTCGGGTGCAAGTCGGATGGCATCTGGTCAGCGATAAGGTTCTCTTGCATCCTCATGGGCGCGAGGACGCTTTCCGGCGCTCTTATTCCGCTGGTTGGGGCCGCGCCAACGAATAGCAACTTTGTCAGCGGCGACTACACGCGACGAGGAGCCAATCCCGGCCTCCGAGGCAACGGAACAAACAAACAATTAAACTCCAATCGCGCCAACAACGCAGACGGCCGAGACGACTGCCATGTGTTCGCGTACATGACTGGCAACAATTACATCGGCAGTAATTCGCCTGTGTTTGGGTCGGCGTGGTTCTCTGGCACAGATCGTTTTATCAGTTGGCTCATGCAAAGCAGCAATCTCGTCTACGTCTCTGCAAACAACGCGACTCAGAGCGTCGCGGGATCCGGCGCAGGCACGACGAATGGAGGCTGGGGCGTCGCGCGCAGTGGATCTTCTGCGTGGTCCTACCGCACTGGATCGCCTGCGTCATCGCGGACAGAAGCGAGCGTTGCGCCATCGTCTGGCAACATATTTTTCTTCTCATTGAACGGTAACTTCTACAACTCGCACCGACTGTCGTTCATCTCAATCGGTTCGGCCTTGAACCTCGACACCCTGAACGCTCGCGTCGAATCGCTCCAGGCGGCCATTAGCGGGGCTCTGCCATGACGCTCGCAGACCTCACGCTGCCAATCTCCTACGAGTTCGCCCAAGGCTACGCACTCGCATTCACGCCCGCGATCGCTGGTCGGCTCGCGGAACTGCACAGGCTCCACGGCTCGCAAAACTGCGTGCCGATGCCCCGCGTCCTGACTGATGGGCGCCTCATGCTGTGCGCCGACCTCCTGACCGAGGTCATGCCCGGCGGGCTCCTCCACGCCATGTGGGCAGCGGCAGACCAAGCCACGCTCCTCGCGAGCGTTGAGGTGATCCCGTGGGCCGATGCCGTCGCCCTCCTGCCACCCGACCCAACACTCCCATGACGCCCCCCACCCCTGCCGCCGTGCTCCTGGCCAACGGCCGCTGCTGCGGACGGCGATGCACGCTGTGCCCGTATACGCCGAGGTGGGTGGCGGGGACTGTGCAGGTGAAGTGATGCCAACACGCATCCCGACCTACCGCCCGCCGCGTCTCCGCTCCGCGTCGATCCCCGAGCAGCGGCCCAACGCCGCAGCACGCGGCTACTGCGACAAGCGGCACAAGGCGTGGCGGCTCGCGGTGCTGACCCGCGACGCGTGGCAGTGCCAGGACTGCGGGCGAGTCTGTGCCGACAAGCGGCAAGCCCACGCGGACCATCGCAGCCCGGTCGTGCATGGAACCGAGGTCTGCCAGGATGGACGCTCGCGGTATGACGTGGATGGCGGGCAGTGTTTGTGTCACGGCTGCCACAACCGGAAGACGGCAGGGGAATGATTGCACACGAAGTGGGCAGCGGGTGCGCGATGGGAGGGCGGGGGAAGCCTTGCCGGGCACGTCTGAGGAAAACCCGATGTAGCGATAGGGAGGGGTGGGCGTAGGTAACACCGTAGGGGTAGGGCTGCCGCCGCCTCCAGCCTTTTCAGCCGCAAAAAACGGCATCCACTCTTGAGGTCAAGCCCATGGGGCGACGCGGTCCTAAGCCAATTCCGACGCCGCTGAAAATCCTGCGAGGAAATCCCGGCAAGCAGAAGCTCAACGCCGCCGAACCGCTGCCGCCGGCTGAGGGCGTTTCCATGCCGCCGCACCTGGGCGAAGTAGCCGCTGCCCGATGGCGTGAGTTGCTCCCGATGCTCCAGGCGACACGGGTGATGACTCGCGCCGACGTCGAGGCTCTGGCCCGGTACTGCGACACCTACGAATGGTGGCTTGCCACCCGTGCGAAACTCAAGAAAGAGGGCGACACGTACCCGATTCTGAACGACGGCGGCGAAGTGAAGTACATCGCCCAGCGTCCAGAGGTCTCGATTGCCCACAAGCTCGCCGGGCAGTTGCGGCAACTGGAGTCTGATTTTGGGCTGTCGCCTGCCGCTCGCTCGTCGCTGAAGGTGGAGCCTGATGCCAAGGCGGAAAGCGCAATCGACAAGTTCCGTGCCCTCCGCGATGCCCGCAAGGCGTCTGGCTGAAGCGGTCGCTGGCTACCGCTACGAACAAGACGCAGCAGATCTGGTGATCGCGTTCTTGGAGTCGGTGTGTTGCCACACCAAAGACTCCCCGACCGCGAAGGCCGGCGAGCCGATGCGGCTTTTGGAGTGGCACAAGCAAGACGTTATCGAGCCGCTCTACGGCTGGCGAACCGAGGAAGGGCTTCGGAGGTATCGGCTCGCCTACATCGAAGTGCCGAAAAAAAACGCCAAGTCAACGCTGCTCTCGTGCCTCTCGATCTGGCACTTGCTGATGGAGGGTGAGGGCGAGCTCGGGTGCATCGCAGCGAAGGATCGCAATCAAGCGGCGATCATCTTTGACGAGACCGCCGCGATGGTGAAGCGGTCGCCCGAACTGGCGGCTTCGCTCGAAGTGGTCGATTCGCGGAAGACGATCGTGTGCCAGCAAACCGGCTCCAGCCTGCGAGTGATCTCGCGAGATGCCGGGGCGGCGGAAGGCCCGTCCTACTCGTTCGTCTTCTGCGACGAACTGCACGCGTGGCCCGACCGGCGGCTATTCGAGGCACTCCGCTATTCGGGCCGCTCCAGGCGCGAGCCGCTCCTCGCGACGATCTCAACGGCGGGCGATCGGCGTGACACGATTTGCTGGGAGCAGCATGAGTACGCCGAACTGACCATGGCCGACCCGGACTACGATCCCCGTTTCTACGGCAAGATTTTCGGGGCGAAGGCTGACGGGACGGAGGACTATTTCGACCCGGCGACCTGGCGGCGGGTGAATCCCGGCATGGGGATCACCATGACCGAGGAAGCGTTTGCGGCTGACGCTCGCGAGGCGAAGAACAAGGCGACGAAGCTCAACGGCTGGCTGCGGTATTCGCTGGGAGTGTGGACGGAAAGCACGAATCGCTGGCTGGACCCAGATAAGTGGGCCGCGTGTTCGTCTGGGCCTCGCACGCCGTTTGCCGGGCGGAAGTGTGTCCTTGGGATGGACTTATCGAAATCGACCGACTTGTCCGCGATGGTCGCTCTTTACCCGTGCGAGGGTGACGAGTTCGAAGTGGATGCGATGTTCTGGGCTCCCCGCGACCTCATCATGGAGCGGGAGCGAACTGACCGCCAGCCGTTTCAGCACTGGGTCAACCAGGGCCATATCACGGCGACCAGCGGGAGCATCATCGACCACTCCCAGATTCGTGAATACGTCTTGGAATACGCCAAGACGCACGACGTGCAGGAGGTCTTCATGGACCTCTCGGGGGCTGTGCAGTTGGCGGTGGAACTGCAAGGAGCGGGGCTGAAGGTGGCAGGATGGTCACAAGGGTTTCGCGGCATGAGTTCGCCTACGAAGCGGCTCGAGTCGCTAGTCCTGCAATCCAAGATCCGTCATGGCGGCAACCCCGTGCTGTCTTGGATGGCTGCGAACGTGACCGTGGAGATGAACGCCTTTGAGGACGTGCGGCCGGTGAAGAAGAAATCAACGGGCCGCATCGACGGCATCGTTGCACTCATCTTCGCGTTAGGCGGCCTGGAGTCTTCGAAGATCACGAACAAGCCTGCCGCCGAACCCTCCATCCTCATCCTATGATCGCCCAAAACAACCGCATTCTGTGGCTTCCCGAGAGTGACGCCCGGCACTTCGACTACGAGTCGGGCGGCTACGGCGGCGGCGGTCGCAATCCGTCTGGGGTGAAGGTGGACGCCGAGACGGCGTTGCGTTCGACCGTGGTGCTGGCGTGCATCCGCGTGCTGTCTACGTCGGTCGCCGGGCTGCCGCTGCACCTGTATCGGCGGCTGGCTGGTGGTGGCAAGGAGGTTGCCCGCGAGCATCCGCTGTATCGGCTTCTCCATTCGCAGCCGAACTCGTGGCAGACGAGCTTTGAGTGGCGTGAGCAACTCATGCTGCACCTGCTGTCGCACAGTGAAGCGTATAGCGAGAAGGTCTATACCAGCGGTCAACTCAGCGAACTCGTGCCGTTGCATCCGTCGCGGATGAAGCCCGAGCGGATTGAGAACGGGCGGCTTCGCTACAAGTACCGCGAGGATTCTGGCGGCACGACGACCTACGCCCAGGATGCGATTCTCGTCGTGCGTGGCATGAGCGATGACGGCGTGAACGGGATGTCGATGATCGAATTGTCTCGCGACGCCATCGGGCTGGCGCGGGCGTGCGAAATCCACGGGGCGACGTTCTTTGGCAACGGTGCCCGGCCGGGCGTGATCCTGACTACCGATCAAGTGCTGTCGCCCGAGGCTGCTGAAAGCACGCGGAATCAGTGGGAGCGGGTCCACGGTGGCGGGCCGCAGCGGGCGCACCGTGCCGCTGTGTTGCAAGGCGGGCTCAAGGTCAACGAACTGGGCGGCAACAACCAGGAGTCGCAGTTCCTCGAAGCCCGGCGGTTTCAAGTTGAGGAAATCTGCCGCATCTACGGCGTGCCGCCGCATCTCGTGGGCGACCTCTCGCGTTCGTCGTTCTCGAATATCGAACAGCAGTCGCTCGATTTTCTGACGAATGGGCTGTCGCCGTGGCTGCGCCGCATTGAGTCTGCGGTCACCCGCGACTTGCTCGATGGCGATGACGAATACTTCGCGGAGTTCGACACGCGTGGCGTGCTGAGGGCTGATGCCGCTGGCCGTGCGTCGTTCTACCAATCGCTCTGGAACATGGGCGTGGTGAGCGTCAACGAACTGCGATCATGGGAGAACATGAACCCGGTTGATGGCGGTGACGTGCGGTTCGTGCAACTCAATATGACCACGCTCGACAAGGCGGCTGCGGTTCCCGAGCCGATCCCGGCGGCGGTGGTCGAAGAGCCGGTGGTCGATGCCACGGCTCCCTCGCCGGAACCGGCTGCGGACGCTGAGCCGCAGGCCGCCGACGTGTCGCTCAACGGTGCCCAAATCACGGGGCTGCTCGCGATCCTGCAGGCTGTCAGCACAGGCGTCTTGACCAAGAGCGGTGCCGCTGCAGCGGTCGCGGCAGCCTTCCCGTTCATTCCGCAGCCGCAGGTCGACGCCATCCTCGCTGGCGTGCCTGAATCGCCGGTACCGAGTGCCGTGCCCGAGGCGGCCCCGCCAGTGGCGCCGCTGGGCCGCTCGCTGCCCGAGGCTCGTGCCTTGACCATCAGCATCGACTTCGACCGCACGTTCGCGGCCGACCCGGCATTGTGGGGCGAGTTCGCCCGCAAGTCGGCGTCGGACGGAAACACGGTCGTGATGATTTCGCGCCGCCCAGAGGAAGATCGCCAGGTGGTGACCGACACGCTGGGCGAGTACGCCGATGCGTTCTCTCAGGTGTTGCTTGTGGGCGGCGACACGCTCAAGGCTGACGCGGCCCAGGCGGCTGGCATCGACGTGGACGTGTGGGTCGATGACAGCCCGCAGACGATCACGGACGAACCGGCACCGGCGCCGAAGAAGCGGAGCCGCAGGAAGAAGACCGATGGCTAGGTATGACCACATCGACTTCACGCCCCCGGCGGGCGTGCGAGAGGAGGCAGCAAAGGGGCTGGCATGGCGCGGCGAGTACGGCCGAGGCGGCACGGCAGTCGGCGTTGCCCGAGCGAGAGACCTG